CGCGTTGAAGCAAGAGATTGCAACGCCTGTGTATTGGTTTGACCAGGCAGGTCGCAAGGTGCTTGAATCAAAGGACGAGATCAAGAAGCGTTTGCAGGGTGGTGCGTCCCCAGACCTTGCCGATGCGCTCGCTCTCACCTTCGCTTACCCCGTTCGCCGGCGCACACTCTTTGACAAGTACAAGGTGAAGGGTGCGAAATTGAAAGAGTACGACCCGTACGCGAATTACAAGTGAGTACCCGTATTATCTATTGCAAGGGATAACTTTACGATGATCATTCGCAATGCAACGATGGACGATGTGGAGGTGCTAACGCATATGAGCAGGCAATTCCACGAATACGCGCCACATGCAGCGATGATCAACGCAACAGACGACGAATTGGCTGACGCTGTACGCGCACTTATGACGCATGGTTGTGTGCTTGTCGCTGACCTGCACGGCGAAGTCGTTGGGATGCTTGGTGCAATCATCAATCCCATTTGGTTTGCGCCCCGTGTCAAGATCGCTTGCGAACTTGCCTGGTGGGTAAACACTGAGTATCGGGGCGGTCGAGCGGGGATCATGCTTGTCAAGGCATACGAGGCGTGGGCAGCAGAACAAGGTGCAACGGTGGCAACAATGTCTTCCCTTCAGATTGACCTGAACAACGCGGTTGGCAAGTTGCTGCACAAATTGGGATACAAGGAATCAGAACACACATACGCAAGGAGACTGTAATGCCAGTATTTACATCACTTGGACTTGCGCTCGGCGCATCGGCAACAGCAGCAGCAGCAACCGGCGCGGCAGCGGTTGGAGCCGGCGCAGCAGCAGCGGGTGTTGGCATTTCAGCAGCATCTGCAATGGCGGGGCAGCAAGCGCAACAGGATGCAATGCGTCAGCAGAAGAAGGCGCAACAAGCAGCGACCGCAAAGGCAATTGGTCAGCAGCGTCAATCCGAGATGGTCACCAACGCAGCAAACCGCCGCACACCTGACATCAACAGCATTATGTCAGCAGCATCACAAGCCGCCAAGACCGGCCCATCGTCAACCATGCTCACAGGCCCCGGTGGCGTTGATCCCAATTCCCTTGCACTTGGACGCAGTTCGCTGCTAGGCGGCTAATCATGAGTCAATACACTGGCGACAACAACTCGTACGCAAACGCTCCAACACGCGACAGGCTGTTCACGCGATGGGGGCAACTCAAGTCTGAGCGAGCGTCTTGGTGGTCGCACTACCAAGAATTGACCTCGTATATTCTCCCGCGCAGTGGTCGATACTTTGTGCAGGATCGCGACAAGGGCGGTCGCCGGCACAACTCGATTCTTGACAACACAGGCACTCGCGCACTACGAACTCTCGGTGCAGGCATGATGGCGGGGGCAACCAGCCCAGCGCGGCCGTGGTTTCGACTCGGAACCGCTGACCCTGATTTGAACTCCTATCAGCCTGTTAAACTGTGGCTTGATGATGTGACAAAGCGCATGCAACTAGTGTTCCAACGGTCGAACACCTACCGCGCCCTGCACGGAATGTATGAGGAACTTGGGACATTTGGTACGGCCGCTTCAATCGTGCTGCCGGACTTTACTAATGTCATCCACCACTACCCCGTGACATGCGGCGAGTACTGCATTGCGACTGATTATCAAGGCAAAGTTTGCACCCTGTACCGAGAGTTTGAAAAAACTGTGTCCGAACTAGTGAAGGAGTTTGGCTACGAGAACTGCTCCATCAGCGTTCAGAATCAATACGACAGGGGAAGCCTTGACCAATGGATTACCATCATTCATGCGATTGAACCACGCGCTGACCGTGATATCAAGAAGCGTGACAACAAAAATATGCCGTACGGCAGTTGGTACTTTGAGATTGGTGGAGAACACAATAAGTTTCTATCGGAAAGCGGATTTGAGCAATTCCCATGCCTTGTACCCCGGTGGGGAACTACCGGAGGTGACATTTACGGCAACTCTCCAGGCATGGAGGCATTGGGAGACATCAAGCAGTTGCAGCATGAGCAGTTTCGCAAGGCGCAGGTCATTGACTACCAGACGAAACCGCCACTGCAAGTCCCGGCGAACATGAAGAACCGCGATGTTGAGATGCTGCCTGGTGGCATCACCTTTGTGGACGGTGTCAATTCCGGTATCAAGACTGCATTTGAAGTCAACCTCAACCTACAGCATCTGCTCGGCGACATCCAAGATGTTCGCGAGCGCGTTCGTGGTGCGTTCTACGCTGACTTGTTCCTGATGCTTGCCAATGCCACCGACACCCGCATGACGGCGACCGAAGTGGCAGAGCGGCATGAAGAGAAGTTGCTGATGCTCGGGCCTGTGCTTGAGCGTTTGCACAACGAATTGCTTGACCCGCTCATTGACATGACATTCACCAACATGGTTCGCGCCGGCATTGTCCCGCCAGCACCGCCCGAACTACAAGGCATGGACTTGAGCGTTGAGTTCGTGTCAATGCTTGCACAGGCTCAACGAGCCATCGGAACTAACAGCGTTGACAGATTCGTTGGAAACCTCGGTCAAGTCGCGTCGTTCAAGCCTGATGTTCTCGACAAGTTCGACGCCGACCAGTGGGCTGATTCATACAGCGACATGCTTGGTGTTGATCCGTCACTCATTGTGGCTGACAAGCAAGTTGCCGTAATCCGCCAGGCGCGAGCGCAGGCAATGGCTGCTAAGGAACAGGTTGCAGCGATGCAACAGCAAAGCGAAGTTGCCAAGAACTTGGCATCGTCACCAACTGGAGGCAACAGCAATGCACTCATGGATGTGATGAATCAATTCTCAGGGTACGGGTCACCATCACCTTCGCAGGTATGAGTACCCGTATTAAACATTGACAGAGTTAACTTTATCCAATGAGCAACTACGACCCGCTCGACATTAAAGGTCAAGAGCGCACGAAAGCGGAACGCGATCTGCGCGACAAACTGACTAGAGATGCCGAGGAATCGGATATTAAGTGGCTTATGAGTAGCAAGCGTGGCCGTCGATTCTTGTGGCGGCTACTGGATCAGGCAGGTGTGTTTAGGCTTAGTTTCAATACCAATGCAATGACAATGTCCTTTGCAGAGGGTAACCGGAACTTTGGCTTACGGACGCTCGACATGATCCACACGCTTTGCCCCGAGTTGTACCCAACGATGGTGAAGGAACAGAACAACAATGACAGACACATTAACAACGACAGCAGCAGCACCAACAACCAATAGCAGTGCTGCTGTTGAGTCAGCACCCAAGAGCGAAATCAGCATTGCTGACGCGCTTTATGGTGGCAAGGCGACTGAAGGACAGGAACAGCAAGTTGCGGATGCAACCAAGGCTGTCGAAACTGAAGCACCAAAGGGTGACGAGCCAGCAGGCGCACCTGAAAAGTACGAATTCAAGGCTACAGAAGGCAAGGAATTTGACGCTGAGGTGCTGACCGCATTCTCAGAGGTTGCAAAGGAATTGAACCTGACCCAAGACGCTGCACAGAAGGTACTTGACAAGATGGCTCCAAAGATGGCGGAGCGTCAAGCCCAACAGATTGAAGGCCTACGCAATCAGTGGATTGAATCGTCACGCTCCGACAAGGAATTTGGTGGCGATAAGTTGACAGAGAATTTGTCAACAGCAAAGAAGGCACTCGATCAGTTCGGGACACCGGAACTACGGTCACTACTTAACGAGTCTGGCTTGGGCAATCACCCGGAGTTCATCCGGTTCATGTTCAGAGCAGGCAAGTCTATTGCACAAGATCGCTATGTTGGACAGGCAAATGGTGCTGCCCCTACACAGGCACAACCACGCGACTTTGCCAGCCAAGCGGCCTTTCTTTATCCCAAACAGTCCTAATTATAAGGAACTACTCTCATGGCAGTAATTGCAAACAGTAACAACAATCTGACACTCGCCGACTGGGCGAAGCGCACTGATCCAGAAGGTCGAGTCGCACTTGTGGCTGAACTCCTCTCGCAATCCAACGAAATCCTCGAAGACTGCGTGTTCAAGGAAGGCAACTTGCCGACCGGCGACCGCGTGGTAGTTCGTACTGGTCTTCCAACCGCCTATTGGCGTTCCCTCAACCAGGGCATCCCAAACAGCAAGTCAACGACCGCTCAAGTTGACGAAGCATGCGGCATGCTTGAGGCTCGTTCGGAAGTTGACAAGGATCTTGCAATGCTCAACGGCAACACGGCTCAGTTCCGTTTGTCCGAAGACAACGCATTCCTTGAGGCAATGAACCAAACTCAAGCAACGACTATGTTCTATGGCAACCCTGCCACAGATCCAAAGCAGTTCCTTGGTCTTGCAACTCGCTACTCCTCCACCTCCGCAGGCAACGGCACGAACATCATCCCCGGTGGTGCATCGTCCGGCGCACTCAACACCTCGGTGTACCTCGTTGTGTGGGGCGACAACACCGTGTACTGCCCGTTCCCTAAGGGTTCCAAGGCAGGACTTGTTCACGAAGACCTCGGCGAGCAGACCGTGTATGACGGTGTAAACCGCATGCAAGCCTACGCAACCCGCTACCAGTGGAAGAGCGGTCTTGTTGTGAAGGACTGGCGTTACGTTGTCCGCATCCCAAACCTGTTGGTTGCTGACATTGTTGCCGGCACTGGCACACAGGCCGCATCTTCCGGTACTCAACTGACCAAGTTGATGATGCGCGCTATGTACAAGATCCCGAACCTTGATTCGGGTCGTGCAGCGTTCTACATGAACCGTACCGTTCACAGCGGTTTGGCAGTTCAGTCCCTTGACCGTTCACAGGCTGCGTTGGCCGTTCAGCCAGCACTGTCGCAGTTTGGTACTGCTCGTAATTACCTGTCGTTCCAGGGTATTCCGATCCGTCGCGTTGACTGCCTGTTGAACACCGAAGCCGTTGTCTCCTAAATTTACTTCCTAGAAAGGAATTACCAAAATGATGATTGATCAACTCTCAGTTGTTGCAGGAACAGTTCCCGCAACTGGTTCGATGACCGGACTCGCGCTCGCGACCTCTGCGGCTGCAACCGCCGTGTCAACCGATGCGATTGACTTGGGTATTGCTCGCGATATCGGTGAAGGTGAAGACTTGTTCTTCATGATTCACGTTATTGCTGCTGTTACTGGTGCTACCTCGGTGCAGTGGGATGCGATTTACGCAACCGACACTGCATTGACCACTGGTCTTATTGTTGGCGGTTCGACCGGAGCAATTCCAATTGCTGCGCTGACCGCTGGTTCGGTTCACACAATTAATCTTAACCCAATTCTTCGATACAACGGAACCACGGAATCGTCCAAGGCTGCTCGGTATCTTGGATTGCGCTACATCGTCATTGGAACGGCATCTGCTGGTTCCTACTGTGGCTACATCACCAAAAATGTTCAGGACGGCAAGAAGTTCTACGCCTCCGGATTCGTTGTTGCGTAATTAGGAATCATCCATGCCAATGTACAAAGCGTTAGTGAAGTGTTTCGTTGACAACTCAATCCGCGAGGAAGGTGATGTCTTTGAATACAACGGTGACTCCAACGAGTGCCTGGAATTG